AACCAAGGATAAGCAATAGTGTCATTACGTAAGAATGTGCGTAACATCATATGACTTGCAGGAACGACAACCGCCGCACCTGTCAAGTCTGTAGTGATACCACTTGGATAGAATACACCCAAATAACTATCACGTGTTACCCATCCTTCTTCACCTGTACTTGTAGAACCCGCCGCATTGGTTGCCCAATTTGTTAGATCGGTCGCTTGATCAGGTAAACGCAATGGAGTATCACCAATGATATATGCAGTATTGTTGCGATCATTATTCAATGTAACCATATCTGGTTGCAATTCTGGATATCCAGGAGCTGCGATAAGATTAAAGAATGTATCTTCTTCTCTTATACTTTGATTTGTTCCAATAGCCGCTTTAATTGATTGAACAACTAAATTACGCTGTGCTTTACGGCCCATGTATGCTGCACCGTTAGATTGCAAACCACTAACACTTACCCATGTATATGAGTATGTTGGTAATACTGCAGGTGATGGATAGTTATTTGAGGTAAAGTAATTTGTTCTAAATTGTTTTACGTTATAACCACTACGGCGAGTATTGAATAATAACATACCTTGTGGATATAGTGCTGGATCTGGTGCATCTAAATCTAAATAATCACTTTCAAGTAATGTTTCAATACTTACTAGAGGATCATTTACTGGATCAACAGTTCCTACATTACCCCAACGAGCATCAGCAAATAAAATACCATTGTGACTTGTTTGATCAGATGTATCAATACTTACCCACTGATCTGTACCGTCAACTTCTTCCCAACGATACAATTTAGGATAATTTTCTAAATCACCACTGTCAATCCACAAATCACCATATACAAGTGCAGTACCGTCGCTTTGACCTGTCAATGGATCTGGTTCAGTTGGGCTAATTATTGGGCCGTTTGGATCAGTAGTATTAGAACCACCTGCTGAAGGATTACCAGTACTGTCATAACTTACATTTCTATAACCATACCAAGCACCATCTTTGTTTACCATGATATCTACTTCGGATGCTGTACTATAGTACCAATTTGTGCCATTAACTGGATTGGTTGCAGGGGCGCCTTCATTAGCTATGAAAGTGACTTCAGACCATGAACTAACCATAGATGCATATCTAGTTGCAGGAGTTCCAGTAAAATATGTAAATTCAGTTATCGCACCTGATCCATTTACAGCTTGTACTGAAATAGTAAGATCATTTGTTCCGTTAGTTCCTTTTAAATTTGAACCCAAGAAGGTTAAATAATCACCTACAGCATATGGATCTGAACCAGCGTTTCCACCGGCATTAACTAAAGTCAAACTATAATATAAACCTGAGTTAGTATTAATAGTAAAGGTTGCGCCGAGCCCGTCACCAGTGGTGCTATCTGCTCCAATTGCACTAGTTGTGAATGGTAGAGGAGTACCATATGATACATTGTCCCCAGTTAAATCAAATCCAATCTCACTTAATACGTCATTATTATTACCTATTTCTGCTAATATAATTAACCCACCCAATGTATGTTCTATTTGAATTGCTCCGGCGGCAGTTAATGATATTGCAGTATAAGGAATGTTTGTTATCTGCCAGTCAGTCAAGAATGCTGTACCGGTTACTCCGGTAGTTGTAAGAGTTCTAGTAGTCAAATTACCTGCTGCATCGCTTACTGATACAACTAATTGTTTAGCAGTAGTTATACTAGGGTCAGTTACGGTACCTGTTGCAACAGTAGTACCTGTTGAATTTTTAACAAAATACTTTAATCCTGCCCAAGGAGCATATCCAGAATAACTACCGTACAATGAAACTACAGTACCTGTAGGAATATCAGATCCTCCTACTGAACTTAAATCAGCAATAGCATTATTTAATGCAGAATATTTGTTTACTGTCTTGTTTACCCAAGTATCGGTAGAAGAAGCATACTCGGACATCTGTAAATTCATACCAGAACCAGATACACTAGTTTTAATCCAAACGCTACCGGTTGGATGCGGGCTAATTTGACTTGATGTCCATAATGGCATATTTGCAGATGTACCATAATAGGTGTCAGGAGCAAAATATGTTTTAGGTGTAATACCCATATCAGCTAGAGGTGTGTTTGTACCTTCTGCTAATGCCAAAAAGTTATCTAATTCAGGTTGACCATATGCAATACTTAATTTATTATCTATTACTCTAGCACTTAAATACCCTATACCTAGACCATTAATTTCATTCGCTACAGTAGTCACTGTCCATGCTGAACCAATAGTAATTGTTACACTGAATTCTCCATTAACGTTAATACTAAATGTATCGCCAGATGTTAATATAGGACTTGATACTGTTCCGGTAACTAAAGGAATAGCTGTTTTCCATTCCGGAGAACCTAATTCTGCCCAAGTATTAAGCCAAGTTTTATAAAAGAAAGTTGACCTTGAATATTCACCACCTGTAATTTCATTAGCTATAATACAATAGCTACCAACATTACCTATTGTATCAACAGGATAATTATCTGCAATATATACTGAATCTGTAATTACAATTGGCGTTTGATTAACAAATTTACCAGTTGAGCTATTAAATTCATAAATTCCCCAAGTAGAATTTGTCGTGTCTAACCAATAGGTTCCGTCTGCTGGATTACCTAACGGACGACTCAATGATCCAACTAAACTACCTAAATCAATATCTGCTCTTAAAACATAAGCACGATTAGTAGCACCTAATAATGAATATGTTGCTAACAAGCCATATTCATTTAATTCGTAACCCTGAATTGAAGTACCGTTTGTAGTCTTATAAAAGAATGGGGTACCAAACAAGTTAACTAAGTCACGCTGACTTGTTACTTGATATAATTTATTTGCATTTGCGGCTGTTGTTGCTGCCGCTACTCCTGTGCCCGCTGCATTAGCTTTGTTTTGCGCCGTTGCTAATACTATAAGAGGGACTGAACTTGAGGCTGCTGGTAAATATTGACTTTGGTCAATGATTGTTACTTCTACGCCTGGTGATACTAGTGCCATGTTAAATTTCCTTTATGTTATGATTATGAGGGTTAACGCCCTAACGTACTAATATTTAGTGCATATCATAAAAAAAGCACCAATAACTGTACCTTTAAAGGTTTTTGAGTTAAATACTGTATGATTAGACCTGTTTGCAAAGAATGCAATAAAAATCTATGTGCGGTAAATTATATACGCAAAGAAAAGACATACTATAGGAGTATGTGTGATGAGTGTGGCAGAAAGAAAAACAAGAAAAAGCCAAGAACACCAAGTTGGCAAAAAGCAGGGTATAAGAAAAAACCCGCATGTGATGTTTGCGGGTTTAAGTTTTTGTATGTATCTCAGTCTACAGTTTACCATACAGACGGTAAACTTGAGAATAATCAATATACCAATCTACGAACTGTCTGCTTAAATTGTATAGAAGTTATAAAACGAAAAGAAGTCACCTGGCGTAAGGGTGACTTAGAGGTTGATTATTGATTCAACTTGAGTATGCAAATCATCTATTGAACCATTGTTGTTTAAGTAATGGTCATATGTTAGGCCGACACTACTGTACTCGCTTGCATGTACTTTTTGTTTATCTAGTTTAGTTTTACTCAATGACCACAATGAATTACCATTTGGACCACGATTGTATGCTATTGCGGCATCATACCATTTAGGTTTTTCACCTCTTTCAACACGTATTGTTATGCCACCGGCATTTTTTATAGCATTCACTTCATTTGTAAACCTACAATCAGTAATTACAATATTGTCTTTAGTCTTGCGTAATTGATTTTCTACACTCGCTACCCAGATATCATTGTGAAATCCATTGCGACAAACTTCTGTACCCCATTGTTGCAATACCCATCTAGGAGTAAGTTCAGGGATACTCAATCGTTTTGCCCACCATGGATCTACTTGTTCTCGCCACTCACGACTAGATTTAGTAGTACCTTCGAGCATTTCGCGGTCCCAACCAAATACTGCGGAGCAAGCATCTTTTAACGTGCCTGCAAAACTAATTCTTTTATATCCGTGAAATGTAGTGAGATAATTTGCTACTGTATCTTTCCCACTACCAATAAATCCCGTTACACCAATAATCATTAATGATCTCCTATAGTGTATTATATTACAGAATAGTGAAAAAGTAAATCCTCATTTAACCAATTACAAATGATAATGGTTGACTGTAATCTACAAATCTCTTTAAGTCTTCCAATAATTGGTCTTGCATTGCTTTACCTTCAGCTTTCAAGGTAGTCCCGTTTAATGTTGCACCACCGCCTGGTCCAGCAATACTACCAAATTTTTCACGTGCCTCGCCTAATATTAATTTAACTTGGCTAAGTGTCCAATCACCAATCCAAATGCCAGCGCCAGGATCCTGTAATAAAACTTGTTCAGGTTTTTGAATATCTGCCCATATCAATACTTGTTCCCCGCTAGCTTTAGGATCACGAACAATACGCAATTCTTTTGTTACGGGGTTGAATGTGAATATAACAAAGCCACCAAACATACGTGCGGCTAATTCAATATATTGAGCATAGAAGTCATAAGTTGCCAAACCACCTGCTTGGTTGTAATTTAACAAATAGGTATTAAGAATAGCACTACTAAAAGGGTCAAAGCTACTTGCACTTGGACCAGTCTCCAATCCAATTGTTCTACGAAACAATTGTCTTACGTTAATGAATTCCGAAGGTAATGTATAAACATCTAAATTCTTTTCCATCTTTAACAGGGTGTAAGATTCCTGTGTTGAATTCTGAGCCCGTTGTCTATAAATTTTAACTGCATATTGATATGCAGCCTCATAGTGTTCAGGATCTAATTCTACATCAACTATCCCGCCACCAAGACGTAAATTTAAATTTCTAAATAGGTCTTCTTTTAATTCGTCTAGTGTAGTACCAGCCATATAATTCTCCAGATAGTGTATTTATCTGGAGAACTGAACATAATCAAATATCGTTAGATTTGCGATTTTCGCTGTTGAACACGTTAAACTCACCACCGGGATAACGGGCTTTAAGTTTCTCTACGTTCTCAGCAATTACTTCATTGGGATCCAGGTAAAGTGCCCTACAAGCATTGATCCAGTACCACATGATATCACCTAGTTCTCTTTTCATGTGGAATACATTATCGGCAGTTAGAGGTTTGCCTTGAAAGAAAATCTTTTTAGGTATCTCAATAAACTCACCTGACTCTGCGGCCAGTCCTAAACATGCAGTCAGCAATAAAGGTACGTTGATATCAGGTCCATGTTCTTGTGTTACATCATCAAAGTTACCGTCTAGTTCATCTAAACGATCCATAAAAGTTGTCAAATCATTGCTTGGTTGACTTGTGACAGCTTTTACAAAATCACTATATTTGTTCAAATCTACATTCATGGCATACTCCAAGCATCAAATGCAAGTACAAAGCCCACAAATAGTAGAATAAATCCATTGCTAGTTTGTCCAAATGCAAGTGCATTTAATCCACATAATACGTTAACACCACCTAGTGTGTAACCTACTTTTTTACGATTCTCACCTAACCAAAATACAAGTTTGTTTATCATATTAAAATGCTTTCAAAATAATCATGTTCTGATTAAAGCGACCATTGGGTACTGCACCAACTGCTTTAATGTCTTTAAAGTATTTACGAGCCGCGGGCTTGCTTCCCATAATTTCTTTAATCTGCTCACCGGGCTTACGCAAAGTTTTCATTTCGCTGGTGTTGTTGTCAAAGCCTAGAATTGTGTTACCTTTTACAGTAAATGCTTTGCTATACTCATCCGCAATGTAATGATGCATTTTACGCTTTGCAGTATCATATACCCATGCCTCGCTTGCACCATGCAACTTAGTTGGATGTACGCTAATCAAATCAAGTTTGTTCACGGCATCCTTGAATACTTTCAAATACTTGAGTTTAGCTACAATCTTCTCAACAGGAACTGCTTTCTTTTTACGCGGTGCTTTGCTGGCTTTCTTAATTGAGATATAACTGTTGAGGTCACTCAACACCTGCTCAATGAATTTAAGTGTGTTACGCAATTTAACTTTGCCTAAATAACTATAGGCTTCTGTCAACTGTTCGTCCTCGCCTTCAGAAACCATGTCAAATTCTTGTTGTTTGCGCTTCCAAATCTCAACAATCAATGAGATATGCTGTGGCATGACATTAAACTTAGCAACAATGTCAACTGTTTTTTGTGTTACTTTTCCGTCAGTAATCCATTCATCAAAAATAGATTCAAGTTCACCTGCGGCTTCTAGTGCTTTTTCACGCATAATCTCCTGCACATTGGGGCGGTTGCTAGGTTCTTTATCTTTTTCGACCACTTCGGGTTTGTTGACCAGTTTATACAAACGGCTTATCTCATTTTCAAGAGTGGTTGATTCATGTTCATTGAGTTCAAGACCACGCATTGTCATACGTGCCAACCAGCACAATGTCATCAAAAACTCAGATTCGTGAACCTTACGCAAATGTTTAGATTCGACTGTGCGATTATGATATTCCAAATACAGGCAAAGCAACTCTTTGGCATCTTTTTTGCCATAAAAACGATGATACCATGTAAAACTTTGTGTCAATGCCAAAGTTCTACGATCACTATCTGGTTGCAACGGGAAGAAGGGTTCTTCACCCATATATTTTGTGTCAGCGTCACGTGGATTTAGTGCTTTGACAAAGTGGTCAGAAGTTGGTTTGGGTTTACGGGTCGCCATGTGTTCTCCTATTACGATTCATGTATTATATATGATATTCCATTATTTGTCAAGTTCTATAGGTAATACTTTAGACATAAATACTAAGTAAACGGATAACAACATGCCTAGACTCTCATTATATCGGCCACAGAAATCAAATGATTATAGATTCCTTGATAGAACAATTAAGGAGATGTTTGTCGTGGGAGGAACGGATCTATACGTTCACAAGTATTTAGGCATACCTGATACCGGGGCTAGTGCTGATTTGACACAGCCTCAATATAATACTCTGGACCCGACTAATATACAGGATTTACTATTCTTAGAAAATCGTGATAGAAAGTATGATACTAGCATTTATAGAATTCGTGGTCACTACAATGTAATGAATTTAGACTTTGATTTAAGTCAGTTTGGACTGTTTTTAAACAATGATATTATTTTTATAACTATACATTATAATGATATGATAGAACTAATAGGTCGTAAATTAATGGTTGGTGACGTATTAGAGTTACCCCACTTAACAGACTATCATCCACTTAACGAAGCGATACCCGTAGGGTTGCGTAGATATTATCAAGTGACGGATGGTAACTTTGCTAGTGAAGGTTTTAGTCAAACATGGTATCCACATTTGTGGCGTATTAAATGCGAGCCATTAGTTGACAGCCAAGAATTTAGTAACATATTAAGTCAGCCGTTAGAAAAAGATAATTTCTTAGGTGATTGGGATCCTACTAAAACATATATCATTCCTGCAGGACAAACATATACAATTCAATATGGTGATAAAACATACACTATCACAGGAGCAAGTCCAGGTGGGACTACAGTACCTGCAGGTGTAGCGCCAACCGATCCTTTGTATTGGCAGATTAGTACTGCTGATAATCTACGTGACATTATCGGTAGATATAATAAAAACATCGCAATCAATGATGCAGTGATTGCAGAAGCAAGTAGATTATTACCTAAGACAGGTTACGATAGAAGTCAATTATATCTTGTTCCTACTCTAGATGGGGAACCAGAGGCGCCAGTCAACATTATTGCACCAACTGGAAATCCTGTACCAACTAGGGCTACCCTAATGATGATGACTAATCCTATGTACAAGAATCCAAGTCCAGTACTTAGAATAGGTGCTGAGGCTCGTAAAAAGTTATGGAGTTTGACGGGCAACGATGCTGATAAATTACGTGAACAACTTGCAATCACTTTAAAGACTGCAAAATTAGCACCACAACGCACTGATACAGGAAGTGGTCAAGTTGATGGTACATTAGTGTTAATAGCAAAAGCAACAGGACCGATCTCTGCACCTTATGGTACCGCAGACAATACATATAGTACCGCAGACAACTTCCCAACATTCACTCTTACATCACTTGCAGTTCCAATTGGAAGTACTGTTATTAGTGTGCAACCACTAGATGTTACACAAGACATTGCCCCATTGAATAATCTATCAGCATTTGTTACGTCAGTTAATGGTACACGTACAGATATATTTGATTATGGTACACGAATTGTTAGTGTGAATAGAGTTAACAATACCTTTGTAGTAGATATTCCTACTGTAGCATTTATGCCAGCCGGTACTGAGATAACAATAGAACCTAATTTCCCATATACAATTAGTCAACAAATGGATTTCCGTGCTGATTGTGATCCTAGATTCGTATATGTCACCCGATCAAGCCCACAAGGATTTGGATATACAAACGGATATCTAATAGGCGATGGTACTGCACCTAATGGATTCCCAGTAGGATCAGGTATAACTTTCCCTGTACAACCTGCACTAGGAGATTACTTCTTACGCACCGACTATCTACCTAATTTGTTATATCGTTGGGACGGTTCACTATGGATTAGAATCGGACAGAATTCACGTGCAGGTGTAGGAATTGATTCCACTATACCAGGACAGCAATCACAAATGGCGTCATTCATCAACAATACGCAAACAACTACACTAACAGATGGTACAGTAATACCACAACAGCAACCATTGTCAACACTATTGACGATACAACCAGATTAAGGTTTATAATGGCACAGTTTTTTTACGACAATCAAATAAGAAGATTCTTAATTCAGTTTGCAAGAATTTTCAGCAATTGGCAAGTAACTAAAGGCAAAGACCCTGCGGGCAATGAAATACTTGTGCGTGTTCCTATTCAGTACGGTGATTCAAGTCGTATGGCTAGCACACAAATCGCACAGAATAGTCCTAGCAGTTTACCTAGCGCCCCATTGATTACATATTACATTAGTGGGTTAGAATATGATCAGAAAAGAACACAAGATCCTTATTTCATTGATAAGGTAAGTGTTCGTCAACGTCAGTATAATCCAGAAACGCAAAGTTACCAAACAACACAAGGGCAAGCATTTACTGTAGAACGTGTAATGCCAGTACCTTATACATTACGAATAACAGTAGATTTTTGGACAACTAACTATTTGCAAAAATTAGAATTGATAGAGCAATTAGGTGTGTTATTCAATCCTAGTATGGAATTACAAAGTACAGATAACTTTATTGATTGGACCAGTTTAAGTGTTGTATATCAAGATGGATTGACATTCAGCAGTAGAACAATACCACAAGGTACTGGCAACCCCATAGATGTGTTGACTTGGAAGTTTTATATGCCAATATGGATTAGCAGTCCTGCTAAGATTAAGAAACTTGGTGTTATACATAAAATTATTGCTAGTATATTTAAAGGTAATGCTCTTACAGATATGCAAGACGATGATATGTTATTGGGAACTAGACAAAAGATTACCCCATATGGTTATAAGATACTGTTTATCGGTAACACATTACAAATATTGCCTAGTAACGAGGCTTTTTATCCAAGAAACACAGACTTAGAGTTACCAACCAACCCTGATACAACAGTGTATTGGCAAAGTGTATTGAATGTATATGGCACAGTGCGTCCTGGCATCAGTCAGATTTGGCTACAGAATCCATATATGGATACTGAGATTGTAGGTACGCTTGCGTTTAACCCAACTGATGATAGATTATTAATATATGATGTTGACATTGATACATTGCCAGAAAATACTTTGCAAGCAGTGGATAGTGTGGTCAATCCATTATTAAAAGGTCCAGGACATGGATTGCCAGTAGCTGAATCAGGCCAACGTTATCTTATTGTAGAGGCTATAGGTAGTGAATTGAATACTGATCCATCTATTGCATGGGGCAATGTAGTGGCCAATGCCAATGACATTATTGAATTTGATGGCCTTGAATGGGTAGTAAGTTTTGATAGTGTTAATACAATGACTATTGAATATGTTACTAACTTAACTACCGAAGTTCAATATCGTTGGGCAGAAAGTATGTGGATGAAATCATATGAAGGATGGTACGATCAAGGGGATTATTCTATCGTAATCTGATACTATGATAAATCATAGTATGACCAGCATCATATATAACAATTCCGCAGGTGTATTCTTTTATTCACAAGACACTCACCGATTCTTATACCTATTACGCAGTGATGATAAGAATCCGGGCAACTGGGGAATACCCGGTGGTAAAATAGAACAGAACGAAACTCTATTTGAGGGTCTTGAACGTGAATGTTTGGAAGAAATAAGTTATTTTCCAAACGATGCAAAATTAATACCCATTCAAAAATTTGTTAATAATACATTCACTTATCATACATTTTTCTGTAAGATAGATAAAGAATTCATACCTACATTGAACGATGAACATTGTGGCTATGCATGGATGGATCAATTACATTACCCAAAACCATTACATCCCGGATTGTTTAACACAATCAACTTCGATGTAGTACAGACTAAATTACAGAACCTCATAAAAAAAGCCGCGTAATGCGGCTTTTTTGTTTCAGCATAAACTGATTAGCAATAATTGTCTACTTCTACATAGATTAAACCTGTTGCAGGATCAGGTGTATCACTAGCACCACCCAATGTTGCAATATATTTAGTACCTGGATTTTCATCTACGCCGTTATCAGTAAAGTCAACAGCAAAGTGATTAGTAACAGAGGCTGCAAATGCATCTGGATCACTAGCAAAGTTAAGATTCAAATTCATTTGATTTCTAGTCAAACTTGCATCAGCCGTATTTACTAATGTGCAAATACCAATAGGATATACAGTACCATTAGTAGTTAATCCAACACCATTAATTGTTGCTGTAAATACTTTGCCGGCGGCTGCATCAGGGCCTGCACCCAATGCTTCCCAATTGGTATTACTTACTGAAATAATCATGTAACTTCCACCTGCACAAATAAATTCATCGTTCACAATATTTTTTTCTACTACTAAGAATTTTCTTTTACCTTTTTGACGAACAACATATCCGTCATTAGCTGCCGGAGTAGAGTTAGTGAATGCACTATTAGATACGGTAACTGTTGCACCTGCATCTAATGTGATTGATGGATACTGTTGTGCCGTAATATCAGCAGTTTCAGCAGACAAATCAAGTTTTGCACCACCTGGAGTAGCACTAACTGTAAAGTGTGTACCATCAACAATAGTTTTTACATAATAAACTGTGCCACCAGTTAAACCAGCATAATCAGTAGACAATACAATTGGACCATTCCCTACTAATGCCGCAGTTGTTACTGCACCTTTAGTCGTGAAACTATCAGTAGCTCCTGCTGTTGCCGCATCAATAGTGATGGTTGGGACTGGTGTATTGATTGTATTGACTGTGCCTAGTGCTGCCACAGTAGGATCTGTTAATGCATCACCTACATAAATTGAATCTCCTATACTAACTGTATTAGCATAATCAGTGATACCATAACCCCAGATTACTGCAATGCCTGATGTACTGTTAACTACACCATATTGCTTTTTCTCAATAGCTACTGAACATTCAATCATATCGCTAGCATTGAAATTTGGAATTCTTCCACCAAGAATACCTGGATAGCTTCTACTAAATCCATTATCAGTTGTGCCATCATTTGGATAGCCATTATCTACTTCACCATCTGGACTGGCTGCTGATTGTACTTTAATTATTTTTAACGGACGTCCCATTTGTTTTCTCCTTATATATGTGTGGGTTCTAGCCACTACGCGGTGGGGACCGCATAAATTCTCAGAATTAAGAATGTATTAAGTATTTATCAAAAATTATTAAGGCCAGGGTGTAGCTGGAGATAACGGATATGTGATATTAGCATTCATACCAGTCATATACCAAGTATCACTATATATTTTTGTTAATGATATTGTACCAGCAGGATATATTTCTGCTTTAACCCATTCTTCAGGATCTGGCGCAGGTAATGCTGTATAGTTTATCAGTGCCCCTGTATTGTCTATTACTGATAATTTTACAACAACATTAGATTCACATTCAACCTTTAAAGTATTACCATAAAGTGAATCATTAATGATTTCAACTTTGGATCCAATTGGGAAATTAATATTTGCTTCATCAGGGATAACTAATCTTCTTGTAGAATTTGCATGACCTAATATCACATTATTATTGTCTGTTAATGCTAATTTTCTAGAGTATGGATCAGCAAATTCAATTACTGAGGTTGTAACATCAGATGAATCTATTGTACCATTACTACTAAATGTAATATTACCTAAACTTATATTTCCACCACTATCAGTAGTAATTGAAATACCACCTAAATGAATAGTTGTGCCACTTAACCATAAATCTTTAAATCTGTTTGTTGCATTACCCAAGTCATATGTAACATTAGCGTTAGGAATAACATTACCACCAACACTCATCTCGCCGGTAGTAGTCAAACTTACCAACGTACCTACTGATGTAATATTCGGCTGTGCATTGGTGTATATCGTTCCTGCTACTAATGCATTGCCTACTTGCCCACTTACATTTGCGCCTGCTACTGAGTTAGCAATATTTGCATAATGCGATTGTACTGCACTGGTAACATTACCTGAAACATTTGCTCCGGCAATTTTAGAGATGAATATACCATTACCACTAAAGTAACTTGCAGTAGCTAGATTACCTAAATTAGCATTACCACTTGAGATATTAGCAGTAACTGTTAAACTACTCAGTGTTCCTACTGATGTTATATTTGGTTGTGCATTCGTTGTAACAGTACCGGCAGTAGTAGTACTACCTGCTGTACCTGCACTAGTTGCATATGTCGCATTTGCTACTGTACCTGAGACATTAGCACCTGCTATATTAGAGATGAATATTCCATTACCAGTAAAATAATTACTTGTTACTAAGTTACCTAAATTAGCATTACCACTAGAGACATTGCCTGTTACTGTTACACTTGTTAATGTACCAACACTTGTTATGTTTGGTTGTGCACCTGTTTTTAATGTACCAGTATAATATGTTGAAGTAATATTGCCAGTAACTGTTAATATATTTGTTGATGTGTTAAACGTAAAATTAGAACTAGCCCCAGCATTACCTTGATCATTGAATATGACTTGTGTATTGCTGCCGGGGGCAGAAACATTACCTATGATATTACCTACAATAAAGTTACCAATAAAATAATCAGCAGTCATATTACCAGTTGCAGTAACTTCATCACTTGCTAATGTGGTAGCATTGATATTACCAGCATCTACATTACCTACTACTAGTATTTTACCAGAAACATTTATATTACCTGAGTTTACGTTTGCCGTAATGTTGGCATTATTAAGAGCAATAACACTGGTAAAAGTTCCTAAATTGGGTGTATCATTACCTATAGACCCATTAACTTTTCCGTATACATTAGCATTAACATTACTAGCATTAATATTGCCACCCACATTTAATAGATTAGTTGCTTTATTAAATGTAAATGTGCTACTTCCACCAAATACACCGGACGTATCATTATATTGAACTTGGGTGTTACTACCACCAGGCACTGCATTACCTGTAGGACTAATAGTTCCTAATGCATATCCTGTACCAGCGGTAGCAGGAAAAAACACACCTGTATTTACAGTAGTAGATAATGTGGAATCTTTATAAAGACTAAAGGTAGTGTTTGAAAGTCTTTTAATAAAATATAAATTAGTGCTACCTACACCACCTGTACCCAATTGTGTCATACCAGCTACATTGCCGATAGTTACTTCTGCGGTAGAACCAAATAAATGATCAGTTTGAGTAGTAACAATTCCAGGGTTAGCTTGACTTACATTAGCAATTTGAACAGTCAACACACCATTGGTAGTCCAATTAAGATTGCCCGCACCGTCAGTCTGTAAGATGTATCCGTTAACGCCGCCATTAAGTTTTACATTACTTATATTACCTAATGTAATTTCGCCACCGGCGTTTCCACCTACATTAACAATAGTAGTTATACTGCTCTGTACATTTATACCCAATAGTTGTCCATTTTCGGGACTATTTAAATCTAGTGTAGAGTTACTAGAACCAGTAATAGTTGAAAAGTCTATTGGACTAGCAGTAGTTAGAATTTCAGTTTGAGTTGTTTCTCCGGGCCCAATTGGTGGTACAATTGCCGGATCATTACCGATATATAGACGTTGTTCGTCAGTTGCAAAACCTAGTTCCCCTATGTCAAGTTGGGGTAGGTCGTCATTTGCCCCTGTTCTGT